ACTATGTAAACTTTATTTTGAATTCGGATAACGAAGGGTTTGTTGTTTTACACAATTGGCTCAAGGATGCGCTCTTATTTAAAATGGGAGTGGTGAAGCATTTCTTTGATGAAACCGAAACGGTTGTTGAAGATGTTTATGAAGGGCTTACGGATGATGAATTAACCGCATTGCTTGTTGACGATGATATTGAGGTCGTCGAACAGGATGCGCGTGAATACGGTGACCCGATGCAAGGGCCAGACGGTGAAATGCTGCCCGCTCCATTGGTGTACGATATGCGTGTTCGTAAGACGCATAGGGATGGTCGTATAAAAATCGAGAACGTACCGCCTGAAGAATTTTTATTCTCGCAACGTGCCAAGTCGTTAGACGATTGTCGTTTTGTCGCGCACCGTACCGAAATGACCGTTAGCGAATTAATCGAAATGGGGTATGACCGTGATACGGTTGAAAAGAATATCGGTCCCGCTGAAATCGATACAAACAATGAAAAACAATCACGGTTTGAAAATCTTGAAACGCAAACGGAAGAAACAACCAGCGACATATCGCAGCGCAGTGTTTTAGTTAATGAGATTTATATTCACGCGGATTACGACGGCGACGGTAAATCGGAAATTCGTCGTGTCGTTGCATTGGGGGCTGGTTATGAAATAGTCGAAAATGAACCGTATCATATGATACCTTTTTCTGTTATTTCGCCCATCCTGATGCCGCATCGTATGGTTGGACGTTCGATTGCAGAAATGTTGATCGATCTGCAACAAATAAAAACGACGGTGCTTAGACAATTACTCGACAACGTTTATCAAATGAACAATGCCCGCGTCGGCGCAGTCGAGGGACAAGTAAACCTTGATGATTTAATTGCCAACCGCCCCGGCGGTATCGTTCGCATGCGGGCTCCCGGTATGGTGCAGCCGCTTACCCCGCCCAGCGTAGCGGATGCCGCGTTTCCTCTTTTGAGCTATATGGATGAAGTGCGCGAAATGCGTACAGGCTTGAGCAAAGCCAGTATGGGTTTGAATGCGGATGCTTTGCAAAGCTCAACAGCGGCGGCAGTGAATGCGACAATTTCAGCGGCGCAATCCAAGGTTGAAATGATTGCGCGGGTATTTGCTGAAACTGGTGTCAAGAGGTTGATGAAATGTATTCTGCAATTGGTTCAGAAGTATCAGCAACAGCCCCGTATAATTCGGCTGCGCAATAAGTTCGTAACTATTGATCCGCAAGCGTGGGAAAACGAATTCGACATATCGGTGAACGTTGGTTTGGGCAATGGCGACACGCAACAACGCGGCGCGATGCTGTTGCAGGTTGCGGCGAAGCAAGAGCAAATCATTCAACAACTTGGTATCGACAATCCGTTAGTCACCATGTCGCAGTATCGGCAGACGTTGGTCAAGATGTTGGAAATGGCGGGCTTTAAAAACGGGGCTGACTTCTTCCTTGACCCGAATAATCTACCGCCTGACGTGAAGCAAAAATATGAAGCCAAAGTTCAAATGGCGTCGCAAGGTTCTGGCGATACGGAACGCATGAAAGTCGAAGCTGAAATTGCGCTAGATCGTGAAAAGATGATGGCAGAGCTTGAGTTAAAGCGTCAGGAAATGCAGATGAAATTTGAATTACGCAAGCAAGAAATGAATTTTGAGGCGCAATTGCGTGGCATGGAGGCCGCGTCGGGTGCGTCAATTTCTTCAAACATTCCAAGGGCTCAATGATGGCACGGGTTGAAACGGAACTGGAACGCGGTAACAAAGCCGCTGAACTATTGCGCAATCCGATTTTTTCGGAATCGTTTGAAGTTTTAAAAGATTATTATCAGGACAGTTGGCAGCAAACAGATCCCAATGATGTCGAAGCGCGGGAGCGTATTTATGTTGCTATTAATGTTCTTGCAGATATTCGACGCCACATAGAATCGGTTATGACTACTGGCAAAATGGCTAGTGAGCAGATCGACGCAACCAGCGTTCACTAATTCCGCATTGCGGAATGACCAAGCCCGATAGGGCAGTCACACTTTAAAAATTTGGAGATTATTATGGCAGAAGCAAGCCCACAAGATGGGACTTCTACCCTTTCAACCGCTGACGCGGTTAATTTACTCTTAGCTAGAGATACCCCGCCCGAAGCGGAAAAGGTTGAAGTTAGCCAAGAGCCAGAACCGGAACAGGAAATTGTTACTGACCCGGTTGATGAAGCCGAAGCCGATGAGGTAGAGGTTGAAGCCGAAGAAGTTGAAGCCAATGCGGAGGAAGTCGAAACCGACGAACCCGAAGCAGAGGAAGAAACGGAAGCGGATAATGAAGTAGTCGAACACGTTGAACAAACTTTCCGCGTCCGCGTGGGCGATGAAGAAATCGACGTGACACAGGAAGAACTTGTAAATTCTTACATGCGTCAAGCAGACTACACGCGGAAAACCCAAACACTCGCAGAACAGCGCAAAGCGTTGGAAACCGAATTGGGTAACGTGCAATCGCAGCGTCAGAGCTACGATAACCAGCTTCAAGTTTTGGAGCAAACGCTTAGTCAAAGTGAGCCAACGCAGCAACATTGGGATCAGCTATATCAAGATGACCCTTTAGAATATACGCGTCAACGTGACCTTCAACGTGATCGAAAGGAAGCGCTTGAACAAGTACACGCGGAGCGTCAGAGGGTGCATCAAGAAACACTGGCACAAATTGAGGAAGCCAAGCGTCAGAATTTAATCAAGGCGCATGAACAACTTCCTGAATTGATACCAGAATGGCTTGACCAAAAAGTTGCGGAAAAAGAAAAAGCAGAGGTTGTGAAATATGCACAGCGTCAAGGCTATTCTGATGATGAGCTTAAAAATGTTTCTGACCCACGGGCTATTAGTATGATTCGAAAAGCGTACTTGTATGACGAACTCATGTCTAAAAAACCTGTTGCTCAGAAGAAAGCTAAAAAGGCTCCAAAGATGACCAAAAGCGGGCAACCCAAAACGAGCAAGCAATCATCTCAACGGCGAAAGCAGAGTGCTCTCGCTAATATTAGTAAACAACGAGGTAGGGCAGCTATGGATGCTGGCGTGGACTATCTCTTAACTTAATTGGAGGCCAAAATGGCTACATGGACTACATCGGCGGCTGTTGGTGCAAGGGAAGATTTGGTTGACGTAATCACCCGAATTGATCCCGACGACACCCCGGTATTCTCAAACGCGAAATTGGAAACGACGAAAGGCGTGTTCCATGAATGGCAAGTTCAGGAATTGACGGCGGCTGCGGATGATAATTACGTCAACGAAGGCGCTGACTGGTCATATGTCAATCCTACCGCCACAACTCGACTTGGAAACTACCATCAGATTTCCGCACAAGCTGCACAGGTCAGTGGAACTCTTGATGTTGTCGATAAGGCGGGCAGAGATAAGGAAGCTGCCTACGTTAAGATTTTGAAAGGAATCGAGCAACGTAGAGACATAGATAAGTCTCTGTTTAAAAACGAAGCTAGGTCAAGTTCTGATCCGCGCAAATGCGGAAAGTTCTTATCCTACATCACCAACGTAGTGGTCGAATCAGGTTCATCCGCTGCAACGGGTGATGGTTCCGACGCTGCAACGATGTCTGGTACAAACGACGCCTTGGCGTTGGCCGACGTCGATAATGCGATGAAAGACGCTTACACCGATGGCGGTTCTCCCGACATGCTTGTTGTAAGCCCCGCCAACAAGGTTGCTTTCAGTGATCTTTCCAGCGGGAGCATTGTTACGAACCAATTGCACATGACGGCAAATGCGCCGAAAGATGCGGTCATCATCGGTTCTGTTTCGATGTATCTTACGGATCAAATTCACTAAGCCGGGGTCCGTATAAAACTATGTGAATTGCTGGAAGCCTAACCCGAAAGGCAAGGTAATCAGCAGCCAAGTCAGCTAGGAATAGTTGGAAGGTTCAGAGACTAGGTCATACAGTCCAGATCGGACGATGAAGGCCCACGAGCGCATAGCACCTATAAAGGTGATGATATAGTCCGACACCCGATTAAAGTCGGGAGCGGGGATAAAGAGCCTCGCAAATAACTGAAAGTTCGGCACATTAAACGTCGTAATCGATAGGCAAGCTGCCAATACTGAAATCTTGCTTCTCGATTCAGATCACTATTCTATCGGCCATCTTCCAGGCCGTATGTTCAGTGTCAACGATGTTGCTCCAAGTGGTGATCGGACGCAGTTTGCGATCCTGTCCGAATGGACATTGATCGTAAATGCTCCTAAAGCACATGCGGCAATTTTCGATCTGAACACGTCGTAATTCTAACCAAAACCGGGGAGGGTTTCGGCTCTCCCCACCTTTTGAGGTTTTTCGATGAAATTGAAATTGACTGAGAGCCCTGGAAAGCAAACCTATTTCAAGGTTGACGGCGATGATATGCACGTCGTCACAGAGCAAAAAATCGATCACATTCTTGACCATAACAAACGTCAAGCGAACGACTGGCGATATGGCAACTTGATTGGTAATACCCAGCGGCATCAGCAAAAGGTCGCAGAGTTACCAGCTAATCTTTATTACGAGTTGGTCGCAAAACTTGGTGACCCGAAGCACAATTTAAAGGCCTGGAAACGCTGGCTTAATGATCCTGAAAATCGGCACTTTAGGTCAATCGGTGGAACTGTTTAAATGGCAATTTCGACTTACACAGAATTGAAAACGGCAGTCGATAACTGGCTGGCGCGTACCGATTTATCGGGGCGTTCGCCAGAATTTATCACGATGGCCGAATCACGCATGAACCGTGAGCTTGAGACGAGAAGTCAAGAGAAGCGGGCAACTGCTACGCTTGTTGCTGATGATGCATACACGTCCTTACCAACTGATTGCCGTCGAATTCGGCAAGTTCGTTTAAACACGT